GCCAGCTAGGGCTAAATATGCTGATAAAGATGGTGTTACGCTAACAAAGTCACTACCGTTCCAAGCAACTAGCACATTAGCCCCAGTAGCGATCGTTACCCCTGTTGTTGCTGCACCTTTAAGCACTACAGCCGCATCTGATTGGTTAATAACAAGGTATGCCTTACTTGAGCTAGGTGCAATAATATTGCGCGATACACCGGGTGAGCCTGTTGGGATAAGAATGGCTTTTCGTGCTTCATTTGTCGCACCAGCCCCAGTTGTTGAAAGGGTCCAATTACCAGAAGCAACGGAAGCCGTAGCAACCCCTGCAACAGAGTCCTCAACAAGTTGAGTTACGCTTGAGTTAACCACTGCTCCCCAAGTACCGCCTAGCTCACCTGTAGCTGGTTGGGCAAGTCCTAATAATGATGTGTATGATGTAGCCATGTTTTTAACCTAATGTGATTATGGGTGTCCAAGTAGAAGTCTAATTGTTGTTTATTATACTCCATGCAGGAGTTTGCGCTGTTGGTATAGGCTCCCAAAGAAATCGACTTGTAACTGTATCAAGTGCATAAACTGTTTCGTTGATAGTTACATAAAACGACCCGTTAGCAAACACTACATCAACTGCATCACCTATCTCAAGTATGGAAGATGTAACGTTTATTGAAACACTTTGTGAGTCTTCTGCAAGGAGTTCTTCTAGTACACTAACCGCCGCTGCGAAACCACCTAATACAGAATCTGATACAGATATTATTTCAGTAAGCAACCCTACCGCATTTAGTACCGATGATTGACTATCAGTAGCCGTTACAGATTCAGTAAGCAACCCTACCGCATTTAGTACCGATGATTGACTATCAGTAGCCGTTACAGATTCAGTAAGAGTATCCTCATAGACTGAGTCACCCCATCCAGCTTGCCCCCAAGTTCCGCTACTCCAACCGCCAGCCACAAGAAGTCCTTACACTGACGCTGTGTAAGTTACAAGAAGCAAATCACCTGCAATAACTGCACGCGAAGTTGCAAAACTACCTGCTGAATAAAGAATACCTGCACCACCATTAGATGACGTGTTTCTTGCCTGTGTTGTACACAGTATAGCGCCAAGTACCGTACCACCAGCACCACTGATTGTAAACGTAGTGGCTGTTGATGCTTTAGAACCTGCTGATGCTGCGTTCCAAGCTGCTGTCGCTCTATTGGTAGAACTGCCTGAAATAGTGTAGTTTAAATACTCAAGCCAGCCTGTATGAGAAGCTAATGTATCTCCAGCAGCGTAAGCACTAAACGAAGCACTATCTACAAGACCCATATACCAAGCTGCTGTATAGGTAGACCCTGCAAAATATTTATCGAGTAAATCATTTTTACCGACAGTTACAACAAGATTCTCAATTGAATCTTCCCATTTTAAATTACCATCAGCATCAAGGCATTTAACATCATATCGACCTGTAACTGAAAGTTGCTCGCTTACGCTACCGCCAAGAAGGGCTGTTGCGCCTAATGAGTCTTGTGCATCTACTTTTTCTGTGTGCATATTAATACCTATTTATGAAAAACATATTAAAGCTGTGTTTGGAGCTGCTACGGGCATAGTAATTGTAAAAACCCCGTCAGTTGCAGACACATCAAGCCCAAAATTAAGAACCAAAACCGCTTTATTTGATTGCGAACTATTATAAATCAAAGCACCTCTAGCTACTATAGTTGTACCCGTCCACTCGGCGTTATCAAACGTAATATATGTCTGAGGTCCTGTTTGAGGTTGTGCTACCGTTATGGATTGCCCAAGTAGCGTTTTACCGCCAGCGGTATATCCAGTAGCTACAACTTGCCCTGTCGTGGTATATGCAGTTGTTGTAGCCCCAATCTGTGCAGTGTCAGTGTATAGCGCTATTTTAAAAACATCACCACCAATAGCAGAAAAGTTATGGACACCTTGAAATAGTTCTTCACGAAAGCTATTGCATAAACATTGAGTAATCATAACTATTTCACCGCTATTCGGGCTTGACCAGATCGGTATGCGTCTTGGCGTTGTTTACCATCTCCGAGCCCTTTAAGAATTGCTAGCGCTTCCATATATTTTTGTCCGTATAACGCGAGTAAATCTGCTTCACCTTTCATGTATGTATAAGCTTCAACTAGCGAGCCATAAAGAAGTACAGGGTCAAAATTATCGCCAAGCCAAGTAGTTTCGGCTGTGACAATAGACTCTGGATAGTAAAAGTAATGTAGCTCAACGTCATAGTCATCGTCTGGGGTAGGACCTAAAATAAACGATAGCTCCGTCGCCTGATTAGATTGAGGCCCAAAAATAGCATAGTATTTAGGCACCCCTGTTGTCGTAGGCGTTGGGTATGCGGCGCGAATAAAGTTAACGTCTTTATCAAGCATATACTGATATTCACCAGTACCATCAATCACGGCTAAGCTAAACACAGAAAGAAAGTCATCAGGCGCCGATAAATATTTGTTATTTAGTGTGACAACACCAGTTACATTTTTTCGCAGGGCAGGTAGCTGTACCATATTATAGATGCGCGTCTCCGCTTGCTGAACAAACGTAGGGATGTTATCAGCGAAGTCTTGCCCTGTATTTTCTGTGTATGCGACAAGCGCTGCACTTAATTCTGTGTAGTTCAAAGGAAGCCCCTTAGCCCTGTGGACCTCTAGCGATGAAGCCTTTTTTAGCCGCACCAGCCCCGCGAATTTTAACGCCAGAGGTTTTCACCCCTTTCATTTGATCTTGGTAGCCATTAGCTTTAGGAACAGGAACGGGTTTAATATTATCAAATTTAACTTTATCCACGTCTAGCTGCTCCATATCCGCGTTTAGTTTTACCGATAACACCACCACCTTTTACCACAGGAGTGCTACCAACTTTAACTGACTTACCACTTTTTTGATTAGCTGCGCGAGCTACATTGCGCCCTGATTTCTTCATATCCGCTGACACAACACCACCAGCTTTCATACATTTAACAGTGCCGCCTTTTTTCATCTGGGGTACCTGCTGTGGTTGCATCTGTTGTGTCGCTGATGTCGGGGTCGCAATCGGTGAAATGTTTGGGTTCATAGGCGCTTTGGGTGTATTCACATTTTGCTGTGGCATGGGTTGCCCTGATGTTTTTGTGGGTGGAATTCTTAATCTTGGATCTGGCAATGCCATGTTAGCCTCCGATAGTTACGCTATTTAGCGTGGATTGTATTGTTTGAGAAGCGACTGGATTCCAGCCAAATAACCCTCTCGTTGTTGGTATAGTATTATCTGGGCGTGGAAATTGCAATGCTTGTGGATCCCACATAGGTTGCTCACCTACATGAAGCTGTGGCTGATCTTGCTCAAAGCACTCTTCACACACTTTAATATCAACCAAATCTCCTTTAACCACAAGTTTACGCATCCTATCGAGCTTGCAACGAAAACCACAACGATCACAAAACCCAAATGATTTCCGCCCTCTAGCGTAAGGAACAGCCATTATCTATAGTCCGTAAATCTAGGTACCATACGAATTGGTGACCTATCGCGATCTTCAGCCGCTGCTAAATCAAATGCTTCATCCGCTAGAGCTTTAAGCATGGTTAGGCTCTCTGGTGCTTTTTTAAGTGCTAATTTAGCTGCAAGACCCGCAATCAATGCCTCATAGAATCTAAAGGGTACGTCAACTGTATTGGTCGCAGGTGACCCTGCGTCGTCCATTCTGCGTAGACGCCAATAGACAAAAGTATAAGTGTTTGATGTCTGAGGTAGAGGCCATACCGTAATGGTAGGTGTTGTTGTTTTTCTATCCACATAGACCTGAATAGGGCGACCAGTGGTGAGTTTGTTTGGTATGGTGGCATACGTTATGACAGAGATACGATTAATCGTAATATCCGTTTGGTTTTGCGTATCGTTGTATTGGCGAATAACATGGTCTACTACATCAACAGTATCTGTAGGTAGGTCATAAGTGGCTTGATTTGCTAATAAAGGAATTTCTCCAGAGTCTACAGTCCAAAGATTGATACCCCGATTAGCCCATTCTGCAAGCAGTAAGTTAAGGCTTCGACGCGCTGTCTTTAAATCGTACCCGCTACGCAGCTCAAAAGGCATACCGTTTCTGTCGTACCCAAGACGCTCAAAAGCCTCTTCAAATATCTCAGATAAATCGGGGTTAAATATTGTCGTTCCTGATGTAGCCATTTGTTACCACATTGGGTTAGTTTGCCCTAGAACAGATATACCACCTACACCGCCATCATCTGTATTTTGGGTAGGTGACGTCATACCTGGGTTGTTTGTG